GGTATTATATAGTAGGAGTTATGCGGGGCCGAAGATCCAGTGTTCGAGGACCCCCCTGATGGTGGCCCGATCCTCGCTATATCCCTCTTTCAGCATGTCGCAGAGGGCCACATCGTACTGGATCGGGTGGATGGGGGCCAGGGATTTGAATACGATCGTGTGCTCTGTGGGGGCAGGATCGGCGGACCTCAGATACACGCCCCCTGGGATCACGAGATCCGGCGGGGCCGGGATCACAATCACATTGACGATACGGGCGCGGGCTTTCCCCTCGCCGTTGAGGATGACGACGTCACCCACGCTGTATTTAGGGGTTCTTTCCATACTTGCCTCCAGGGATAAAAACTCTATTACCCTTATTTCATCCACCTGTCTGTTTTAATTTCTTTTCAATACGTTCAAATTCCTCCTTAAACTCCCTTATACTCTCCTCATATGGGTCACATATACCATTCTTCTTAACCATTTGTTTCCATTCATAATCCGGATCATCATACGTTGGCATTATTTTCACCTTCTTTCATTTTATCAACAACACTCATTCATAGTAATAGTATAAATAAGGATTGTTGCTCGGGATCATACTGGGCTGATACTCACCTCGTCGCTGTAGGTGACGACCTCGCCCTCATGCGACCCGAGCGCCTTGAGTAGCTCCACGAGCGAGGCATGAGCGCCGGAGAGCGCGTCCACCTGGTCGTCGTGGGCGCCGTCTGGGAAATACTCCAACTCCTGGAGGAACGTCCGGTTCCACTCGCCCCGGGCGATGATGACCTTGCCGTGCTCGGCGGCGCTGGAGATGGGTTTGGCCCGCAGGATCTTGCTGCCGGTCGACGGTCGACCGACGACGGCAAACCCGGGCAGGGCGTCGACGAGGTTGTCGATGTGGTAGAGCGAGGCGCTGCCGGGTTCCTGCTCGACGATGATCGGGGTGAGGGGGCCGTCCATCGCGGCGGTCGCGGCCACGGTCTCCATGACCGTTCCGGGGCTCTCCTGGAGCCGGACGACGTCGAGGACGTAAAAGTAGGGCTCCTTGTAGCCGAGGAGCAGCCCGACCGTCCAGTCGGGATCTTTATTCTTCGGGGTGCGCCGGGACCCGGCAAAGTCCCAGTATCGGACGGCGATGTCGACGGCCGGGGCCTGGTCGACGATCTCGAACCATTCCCGCCTGAAGTACATCCCGGCGACCGGGCGGATCTTCCAGTTGCCGTTGAGCAACCGTTCCCGCTCCACACGGTCGAGCGCCATGAGGCGGGCGCGGTATCCCGGATCCTTGCTCGTCAGCGCGGGGTTGTCGTCGAGTTTGGCCGGGATGAACGTGACGCTCGTCGGGACCGCGTCAGGGTATCGCGCCTTGAGATCCTCGGCGGAGTCAGCCCAGAGCAGCCCGTCGCCCGCCTGGATGAAATACCGCCGCCGCCCGGCACGCTCGGGGATCGGGTAGCCGGTCTCCGGGTCGATCCACCACGCGATGAACTCCGCGACCCAGCTGTCGGCGTCGGGGTTAGTCGTCGCCATGATGCGCGGCTTGATGCCACAGGTGCTCCGGTTGCGGCTGAGCATGTAGAAAAACTGGGTGCGGCTGAAGTGCGTCAACTCGTCGAACCCGATCAGGCAGATCTGTGACCCTTGCCAGTCGTAGCGGTTCCGCTCCCACTCCATATGGGCAAAGGAGACCGCGGCGCCGGTGGGGAACCGCCACTCGAGCTGCTGCTCTCGGGGCGTGCCGTTGAGGCGCGAGTATATCTCCTGGCTCTCATCCCAGAGGCCGCCCTCGGCCCGGACCTGGGTCGTGGTCCGCCGGAAGATGACCGCGCCGAACCCGGGGACGTGCGACCACTGGAGCGGGGCGAGGAGGAGGCCGAAGGACTTCCCTCCGCCGGCCGCGCCGCCGTAGATGGTGATGTCGGCATCGGAGCCGAGGAAGTCGGTCTGCGGCCCGGGTTGCGGGCGGATGCCGAGCCGGTCCCAGAGGCCCTCCCGGGCATAGTCCGGGTCGAGGTCGCAGAGGAGGCTACTTGCCAACGATGCGATGGAGCTCTCGGGTGAGCCTCTCGCGGCACTCATCGCACATCACCTCCAGGACGACCGATTTGAACTCGACGAACTGCGGGTTCTGGATGATGTTGATAGTCGGGCCGTCACCCTTCAGTTCGCCCCGCACCTTGGCGAGGAGTTCGACAATGCCTCGCACCTCTCGGAGCGCCATACATGCCTCTCGAGTGCCCTCGGTCTCCGCCCGGTCGAGTATGGTCAGCGCCCGGTCCTTGAGCCGGGAGACCTCATCGAGGATAGTCTGGGCGTCTGCGACCTCCTGCGCCTCCTGTGCGAGGATTGCCGCCTGCACCTCTTTGGCCTGCTGTATCTCCTTTTTCTTGGCGACTTTTGCGATTTGCTCCGCGATATGACCGTTTCGCTTGTGGCGGCCAACAGACGAGTAAGAGACGTCAAACCGTTTCGCAACGTTCCGCAACGATTCACCCTCGACGAGCGCCTTGTCGATCTCGACCCGCTGTGGATGGTTGCAGATCGTGCACTGCACCCCGGGAGACCTATCCATCGTTGGCCTCCTGCTCTTCGAGGGCATCCAGGGCCTGCTCGACCACGTCTTCGAGGGTCCGAGCATTGCGCCGGATCTTGAGGAGCCAGAGCCGGGTGTGGAGGGCGGCCGAGATCGAGAGGGTGCGAGGAGGTTTCATAGGTCCCCCCCGTCGGTCGTGTCCTGGCTGTAGCGCGACGGGCCGTTGAGGTCGATGGTCGCGGGCGGCCTCCAGTCAGGGGCGACCTGCTCCAGCGGGCACCAGTCTGGGATGAGAGGGTAGTCGGTGAACTTTCGACAGCGGAGGATGCCGCCCTCGTCGCACCACTGGCTTGCCCGGCAGCTCCGGGTGCCGGCGGCATGAGGGCACTCGTCGCAGAGTTCGACGCGGATGATCCGGGTCATGGCTGCTCACTCTCTGATAGAGAGTATACGGCGTCTTTCGCGGCACTCTCCGGCATGGTGGATCCGATGGATGCCTCAAACCCAGTTGCTCGAACTTCGAACCCTACTCGGCAATCCTGACACCAACAGGAGAACCATGCCCCCTTGACTACCGGGCCGAGGTCATCCCGGCCAGGGATCGGGATCGTATAATCATAGTCTGCCCAGAAGTTCTCGACTGATACCCGGTGACTGCCACACCTCGGGCAGGTGATCGGATAGGTCATGGCCGCTCGCCCCCACACAGCCCCTCGGCGAGGTTCTCCCATCGGTGATCGTGCCGGAGCAGCGCGAGGAGGTCGCTCCACCGGAGCACGGCCAGCGCCTCCCGCCGGCTCTGCTTCAGGATGAGGAGAGGGGTGAGACCCTCTGCTGCCGCGTTCCGGGCGCATTGTTGCCACCACTCCGGCAAGGCGATCCGTTCCTGCGCTTTGCACTCGACACCGAAGGGGAACTGTGCCCGGGCCGCCGGCGAGAGGTAGAGGTCGCAACCGCTCTGCCCCATCACCGTCGATAAGATGTCGCCCGGGTTGATACCGAGGCGGTCGATCAGGTCCTGCCGGACCGCCTGCTGCAGCCGCCGCCCCTTGGCCTTGCGGGAGGCGGGGGTGTTCGCGGTCATGACGATCGCCTCCGCATCATATCGAGCCGATCCTCGACGCGATCGGCTGCGATTAAGTCCTTCTTCGGCGTTTTCTTCCGGTCCATGAATCCACAGAACTTACTGCCCCGGCACCCCTGGCAGATGTCGCCGCACCGCGCCTCTTCCTCGCCGATGCACCTGCGACAAGGGCATGGTTCGGGGCAGGCGTCGCACCGAGTGATCACCGACAGGGCGCGATCGAGGGGGGTCAGGAGGATCGCCCCCCGAGCGGTGCCGTCGCCAGGAGAGTTGCTACCTATCAGAGTGTTACTGAGCGTGTTACTGGCGACCACTCAGACCACCCCTGGCACGAGTGGGGCATTTGGGGCATATAGGATCGTAACTTTTCCTATACCCCCCCCACGTGGGAAAGTTACGATCCTATATGCCCTATATGCCCTAAACCCTCTCACGGGCACGAAGGGCACGAAATTCTGAAAACTTTTCCGAAACACGGAGTTTAGAAACTCCTGAAACCTCATACCCTTCGTGCCTTTTGGGGTATTTGGGGCACCAAATTTCAGAAAGTTTTTCAGACCTCTAACATCTGAAACACTTTCCGGTTTTTCCTGCCCTTCCTGCCCCATCTCAAAGACCTGCCTGTAATGACCCTTCCGTAGCATCTTCTTCCTCTTCGATAGCATTCTTTATGCGTATGCCTGTCCAGCACATGGCCCCGCCGAGCTTGCGTTCGCCGAACCCGCGCTCCCGGAGATACTTGATCACTGCCCGGTTGCTGACGGGTCTCTCCCCCTCATCCTCGCACCATTTCAAGTAGATTTTATAGAGCACCGTCCGCTCGATCGTGCCGAGCGGCTCGACTCGCATCTCCTGCGCCAGGAACCGCCCGACCATATCACTCTCCGATCGGAACCGGGCCGTGGCCGCGAGCACCTTCTCCGGTGGCGCGAGACGGCAGTCGTTCTCCTGATACCGCCGGAGCCCCTCGATACACCAGTTCAGGATACCCGACCCTTCGGCCTCCAGCTTATCGAGGATGCCCGGGTCGCGCTTGTCCTCAGGGATTGTGACGGTGAACGGCAACAGCCACAATCGCCGCCATATCCCCTCATCCGTGCCCCGGATGCGTGGCTCGTGGTTCGTCGCGAGGAAGATTTTCGCCCCGGGCCGGAACTCAAACTCGTTCTCGTAGAGCCGCCGGACGGTGATCGCGTCGTCGCCAGTCAGTTGCTTCACCACCGACTCCGCGAGATACGCACCACTCTCGCCTTCCGACGCCGTGACGAGCCGGGCGCCGTGCAGCCGCGCCAGGTCAGACCGCGGCCCGTCTCCCCGGCGCACCATGAGACTCTC